ATTTGAGTAGGTTGCGTAGCCCTAGTAGGTAGATGTTGCGGGTTCCTGTGGACCAGTCTTTCCCGATGAAGAACTCGTCTATGTGTTTGGGTTTTATTTCGGATACGTCTATGTCGCCCCATGCGCGTAGGGCGTGGCTGATGACGTTTTTGGCTGTGGTTCTGGTGGATTTGGCTAGCCCTCTTGCTTCCATGAAGGCTAGGTAGTCGCGTCCTGCCTGCTGGATTGTGGGCATTAGTTGACCTGGCAGGCTGAGAGAAACAGTTGCGCTGAAGATCCTGTGGTCAGCCAGGGGCGACCGTTGGTGTCGTTGGCGTACACGGTCCATCGGTTCTGTGCGCCTTGCATGGTGGTGCCTTCGGGGCACGCGCCGTTAGTTAGAAAGATGGCGCCTGGGGAAAACCCAACTCCGTCTTTGCCGTCTGCTCCGTCTTGCCCATCGGCGCCGTCTTTGCCGTCGATTCCATCTTGGCCTGCTGCTCCAGTGGCTCCGGTGGCCCCTTTGTCGCCCTTTTGGCCTGCGCTTCCTGCTGGACCTGGTTCACCTTTTTCGGGTGTTTCTTTGGGTGTAATGATCGTTTGTGGTTTGGCTGCGATCATTTCTAGAAGCATTTGAAATTGTTCTATGCTCATCGTGACCGTGGGTGGGGTGTTTTTGTTTTTGTCTTTTTTGTTGTTTTTTGCTTCGGCTGGTGCGGCCAATCCGATAGCGAGCAAGAGCGAGCAGATAGCGATTAGCGTTTTTTTCATGGGGTTCCTTTCTCCTTCTTCGGCACGCTACCAATGGAGAGGTTTTGTGTAAGCCGAATGAGTAATTTGGTGGGGGTATCTAGTACGCTTGGTGTATACGACCCGAAAGGAACCTATGTTCAACAAGTTGCTGTCACGTAATGGCCGGAAGTGGCTGTACGGTGTCGCTCTCACTGTGGTGCCGCTGCTGGTTGCTTACGGTGTGATTGAAGAATCCGCTGCCCCGCTGTGGGTCGCTCTCGTGGGTAGCCTGTTGGCTCCTTCGCTGGCGCTCACTCACTTGACCCCTGATCTTCCACCTGCGGGTGAGGATCGTGACGAGTTGTAGCGTGCCATGCTGTTCCCCGATTCGAATGTTGACGAGTGGGTTCTCGCTCTCGCAGGTATCTTGATTGCGCTTGGTGTGATTTGGCGGTTCGGGTACGCGACGTATAAGGCTGTGCATCGGATTGATCAGACGCTGGGTGTGGATGCGAAGGGCCGGACTATTTCGGAGCGGTTGGATCGGGTGGAGTATCAGTTGTTCCCTAATGGTGGGAATAGTCTCGTTGATCGGGTGAATCAGATCGCTTTTGATCAGCGAACGATTGAGGGGGAGTTGCGGTTTATGAAGGACTATATGGGTATGGGGAGGCGTGATGACGCTGTTTGAGCGGCGACTGGAGAAGGCTGCTGTGAAGTGGCTGGGTGCTGAGAATGTGACGTTTGTTGATGGTTGGAAGACTCGGAACAATGGGCGTTGGCGGTACAACCGTAGGAACGCGCCGAAGATGGCGATTGCGCATCACACGGCTGGTGGGGATTCGAAGGCGCCGGGCGGGAACCCGGGAGTGGTTCAGTATGTCATTCACCGAAGCACAAGAGTTCCTTACGCTAATGCGGTGATCGACAGCGACGGGCATGTTTATATTTGTTCGGCTGGCCCGGTGTGGCACGCTGGCCGTGGCTCTTTCACGGGCACTCGCTGGGGGCGTTGGGGCATTCCGGACAACATGGCTAATTGGGCTACTTGGGGCACCGAGGTTGTGAGCGCCGGGTTGAAGAAGGATTTTAGTAAGGCTGAGCGGAAGGCTCTGCGTCGCCTGCATTGCGCGGTTCGGGAAGCCGCCCGCTGGAAGGGCTTCAAGTATCGGTTGGCGAATCATAAGGACTGGACTAGCCGGAAGATAGACACGCAGTATTCGTGGAAGTGGCTGTTGCGTGGAGCGCGTAGGGTATGGTCTAGGCAATCGTTCGGTTTATAGCCTAGGTTAGGAGCGAGTGTATGAGCCTCGCTGAACGTTTCTCCTCGTACGAGCGGCCCACTCCTGGTGGTAAGTGCGTTACGTGTGCTCTGGTTGCTGGTCTTCCGAAGGATGAGGCTGCTGCGCTTATTGCTGCACTTGATGATGCATCGATTAGTAATGCGGCTATCAGTAATATCTTGAAGTCTGAAGGTCACCATATTGGTGAGACGTCTGTGCGCCGTCATCGTAAGGGGATTTGTCGCGGTGGCTCTTAGCGAGAAGTTCTCCGAGGAGGGCCTGGTTGCGCAGCAGGAGGTTGAGGACCTGCGGGCTGCTCTGGTGCGGGCTCAGCGGGATCTGAGGCGGGCTAAGGCTAAGTCTGACGCCCTAGTGGAGGCGACCGTTCAGGCGGCCCATGACGCCGTTTTAGGCAACTACCCCCCGCAGATACCTAAGAAGACTAAAAAGCCGTCTAAGGCATCTTCTGAGGCTTCTATCTGGCATTTGACGGACTGGCAGGGCGCGAAACTCACCCCGTCCTATAACTCGGAGGTGATGTGGGAGCGGGTCAGGCGGTTCGTAGATAAGGCTGAGAAGATCACAGACCTGCACAGGAAGGCCACTCCTGTTGAGGATTGCTACATCTTGTTCGGTGGGGACATGATTGAGGGGCTGTTTAATTTCCCGACGCAGCCATTCGAAATAGACGCAACGCTGTTTGAGCAGTTTGTGAATGTCGCTAACCTCATGGTGGAAGTGGTCACGAGGGCTCTGGAGATATATCAGTCTGTCACTGTTGTGGCTGAATGGGGCAACCACGGACGGCTCGGCTCCAAAAGGGACGCTGTACCTCGGAGCGATAACGCTGACCGGATGACTTACGAGTTGGCGCGTCAAATACTTATATCGTCGGGTGCGAAAAACTTGTATTGGGAGGACTCCGGTGAAGATATACAGCGGGTGGAAATCGGCAATTACCGGGCGCTCCTCATTCACGGAGACGAAATTGGACGCAGTGGTTTCGCCTCTACGAACACGATCACGAACCACGTTAACCGCTGGCGCAGCGGTTCCTACCCGTGGGAGTTCAGGGACGTGTACGTCGGCCACTACCACACCCACTACCAGTCAAGCCTCGCTGATGGAGCAGGAGCGATCTATGGAACAGGAAGCACAGAGTCGGACAACCGTTACGCCTCCGTTGGGTTGGCTTCATCAGCGGTCCCGTCACAAAGACTCCACTTCATCGACCCCGACAAAGGAAGAGTCACGGCGCAGTACCAGGTCTGGCTTGACCACTGACCCCACCGTAGCCGTGGACGCGTTGCGGCTGGTGGATGAGGACCGTCAGGAGAAGTACGGCGACTACGAGGAGAATCTGGGGCGTATCGCCCAAATGTGGTCAGCGTTCCTGAATACGGACATAACGGCTATGGATGTCGCTCTCATGATGGTCCTGCTGAAAACATCTCGGGCGAAGGCCGGGTACGCCAGAGATAACGCGGTGGACGGGGTAGCATATTTCCTGATCCACGATTCTCTAGCGAGGTACGATGGCAGGTAACACCAGGAGTCTCATAGCGAAACTCCAGTACGGTGATCTCACGGTGACGCTTACCGCTGAGGGTGCTTCGTGGAACCCTGACATCGCTGATGATCTGATTAAACGGGTGGGTGTGTTGTGGAAGGAATCGCTGGAGTCGATGCTGGACACGAACACGTGGCTGGCTTTCGACGCCGATCATGAAGACGACTAGGGTCGCGTATCTTTCGGGGGAGTGGACGAACCTCCCCAACGGTGAAGTCATCCCCGGTGGATGCACGTATTACCGCTGTTTCTTGCCGATGCACGCGAGTAGGTTCCCTGCCGCTATGGGGCGTCCAGCGTGGACTTCACAGTACGGGTTTGGGGTGAACGAGGGGAACGGTAAGGCGACGTTCGGTTATCAGGTGATTGTTCTTAAGCAGTTGATGGACCGCTGGATACCGCACCAGATGGAAGTCGCTCAATCGTTGGGGCAGAAGATCATCGTGGACGTGGACGACTTCTACCACGGTCTACACGAATCTAACTCTGCTTATGAGACGACCGACCCAGCGAAGAACAAAGTACGCAATAGAGATATTTATGAACGGATTATACGTAGTGCCGACATGCTAGTTGTTTCTACACCGGAGTTGTACAACTTTTATGGGGAGTGGAACGAGAACACGAGGCTTGTGCGTAACTCGGTGTATCCGCAGCAGTTCAATAGGCGTCCTGTTTCACGTGAAACACCTGTGATCGGGTGGGTAGGGGCGCTGGGCTATCGCAGCGGCGACATCGAAACGCTTAGGGAGTGGCTGCCTGATTTCCTGGAGGAGCGCGATCTGTTGTTTCAGCACTCAGGTCATGTTCCATCTATGGGTTCGTTCGCTGACGTTTCAGGTATTAATCCTGAGCGCTTGCGTACGTTGCCGATGCAGCCGATGAACCGCTACCAACTGCTTTTTCAGATGGATATTGGCCTGGTGCCATTAAACGACATACCTTTCAACCGAGCCAAGTCGTTCATCAAGGGCCTGGAGTACGCCTCTAGCGGCATCCCTTTTGTCGCTCAAGCGTTGCCTGAGTATCAGAAGTTGGCTGGTGACGGGATTGGGTTAGTCGCTGAGACGGCAGATGATTGGCGGCGACACATTGAGAGTCTTTTGGACTACAAAACGCGGAAGCGTGCTGCTGCTGAGTTTTACAATTTGACGGCTGCGAAACATACAATTCGTCAGCGTGAGGATGAGTGGCGTCAGGTGATTCTGGATGCGCTGGAGTGTTGATTTCCGCATAAGGCTACTTTTGTAGCGTTTTGTTGATTTTGTCATAGAGCCGCTGAGCAGAGTCACCCAGTTCCATAATGTGAAACAAGTCGTACAGGTCGTCAAACGAGTAAGCCTTGATTGCGTACTTGTTCGGGAACCACACTTCCGGTAGTTCAGCGATCTCGCTGTCAGTCAAGCCTTTCCTGTCTGTGTAGAAGGAACGCCACTTGGGGTTGACTACTTGGACGGCTTGTTTACCTAGGGTGATTGCTTCCACGATGATCGAACCGAAGTCACCGATAACTGTGTCAGCCCACGCAAGGTTCTCATTGGGGCTGCTTTCGGTGTCGTGGACGGGATAGTAAGAGCGGTACTCCTTGTGGAAGTCTCGCTCTCCGATTTGTAACCACATGTGCAGCATCACTCGCACGTTAGGCAGTTCGTAGATGCGGTTCTTGATGACGGGGATGGCTGATAAGGCAGGGTTATGGGTGGGGGCGAACAGGATGTTCCTGCGGAAGTTGGTCAACTTGGTCAACCCAATGACCCAGATGCGTTCATCCGGTACGCCTAGTTGGGATAGGAGTCTGGCGTAGTAGTTGCCGGGGACGGCGTAGATGGTGTTCCCTCGTAGGAAGTCGCTGGCTCTGGCAGTGGAGAACGCTTGCCCTTTGGAGGCGAGCCCGTGGAACACGCAGATGCGTAGTGGGGCTTGGGGTGCGGAGGATCGCTCGTCGCAGCAGATAACGATGTCGTAAGAGCCTGTGGGGGGCTTGTTGTATCCGGCGTAGTCTATCTCCCAGTCGGGATTGTTTCGGGCTATGACGTCTTCTACGGGCTTTAAATAGGTGCTGGCGAGGGGCCAGTCCATGTAGAGGCAGACTCTAAATGTGCTCATAGCATCCACACTTACATGCTCCAGCCTTGTGCATATGTGAACAAGCGATACAGGGCTCCTGTACAGATTCTTGTACAGGTTCCGGTACAGGTTGTACAACAGTCAAAGCAACAGGCTCATCAGTCTCAGGCGACCAACACTGCTCATCGCTCCAACTGACAGTGATGGAATGCTCACCCGTGTGCCCTGCTGGCATGTCACAGCGAGCCTTCAACGCCGCACTAATAGCCCAACACGTTCTAATCGTCTCACCCATGTGTCCTCCAGTAATGGAGAGCGGCCCCCAGGAAACAGGTGAGAAACCGGGGGCCGCTCTCTGATCCTAGCACCGCTTCCCCTCGGTCGCTAGGAACGCTTCGATCGTATATCAAGACGCTCGCTGCCTTGCACCTGTACCCAGCGAACCTGATGCGTGTCAGTGACACCGCTGACGTTAGCCAGCACAGCCGCTGCCTCTTTCTTCATCTGCTTGCCAACAGTTTCTTGGTCACGGCCATCGACATACATGCGCACCGCTTCCACCAACTCACGGTCAGTGATGAGGCCGTCGCTGTCGTTGTCCTCCAGACCGCCACGGCAGACTGTGAAGAACTCGCAGATTTTCTCGCACACCGCAGCCGGAATATCCCTAGCCGAATCCTCACCATGCTTGACCGCGTAGATCACATCGTTGATCCACGTGTCCACCACGTCTGTGAGGCCGGGGTCGAACGGGTCCACATACACAAGCGGCTCTGTCTGTGCACCGCTACGGTCAAGAAAGATGTTGCCAACGAGTACGTCTCTGGATGAATCTAAAGTGCCATCTTGAATTAATCCAAGTGCGTACAGGTGCCGCTGGAACAGGTGGGATTGTGACGGTCCATTGCGTCGGGTCCACTCAAATCCGTTGACAGTCTTAATATCAAGTACAGCGTTGATGTCAGGGGCAACGATGTCCGGGTGACCACCGATCTCCGCTCCACTAGGAAGGACGGCGGTGGTGTGGATGTTGTCGATGCTGCCCATGAGCCAGTCAGGGTGCAGGTCTTTGATCGCTGCCTCCACATACGAGTGGATCGCTGTGCCCACTGCCGCTGACCAGTTGGGTGGGTGGTCGGTGGGTTGCACTTGGCGTGTGACGAGGACTGCTTTCTGTCGGCAGAACCCGATGTCGCTGGGGCCTAGCCTGCCTTCACGT